AGGTGGTGGTATTGGTGCTCAAGAAACAGCTACACATATGTACCTCTTGAATACTAATTACATCTTCTTCCGCCCTCACAAAGAGCGTAATTTCGTTCCTATCGGTGGCGAGCGTCAATCCATCAATCAAGATGCAATCGTGAAGCTGTATGGTTGGGCCGGTAATTTAACTTGCTCTAACGCTTCATTACAAGGCATCTTGACAGGTACTTAATCACATCCATAGAAAAGGAAAATTATCATGGCTTATAGCATTCTCCCCATCGCTGGCGTAGATTTGAATAATGTGACTAACACAAATACAAACTCTGCTGGCACAGCAATTGCAACCTTTGGCCCACTAGGTTTTGAAACATTTGGAAACACAGGTTTCCGTTATGTTTTTGCCCAAGCTGGTGTCGCTATTGCGGCTTCAACCGCAACTTGCGTAATTAACGCATCTACATTCCAAGCAACTTTGGGTGCAGGTACATATGTTTCAGGTGCTTCAATGGCATCAGGTGACTATGGTTTCTTTAGCAAGGCTTCTGTTTGATTAGCTTAAAACGCTAAAGTGTAGTAAAAACGAAGGGTTACCCCAAAAGGGTAGCCCTTTTTTTTCAACTGTTTTACCTTAATACCTTGAGGAGAATTAAAAATGGCATTACCTTCAGACCACAACAATGCAGACAATCGGTTACAAGTTCGTTTCTACAAGCGATCAATACAGCAAGATCAAGCATCCTTAGAAGCTGGCAGACCAATCTTTAAAGACTTTGATTTTGTCCATATTTGCGTAGCTGGTGATTCACTAACCGAAATTGACACTTACGCCCTAGCTAGTCACAAAACCCGTTTCCCGATTCAATGGGCAAACTACATGAATAGACAAGGCGCAAACGATGAGGAAGTAGTTGGAACACCTGTTACAGAATGGCCAATAGTGTCAAAATCGCAGGCAGAAGAACTACGAGCATTGAAGTTTTACACGGTAGAATCTATTGCAGGAGCATCAGATCAGCACTTACAGCGCATAGGAATGGCGGCAGGAATGTCCCCTTTTGCGTTCCGTGACAAGGCAAAGGCATTTTTAAATCTAGCCACTAATGCAGCAGAAACAGACAAGCGTGAACATGAAATTAATGTTTTAAAAGAAGAACTTGCCAAAAAGGAGTTAGAAACTGCTAAAATAAAGGCTGAAACAGATGCGAAGATAGCCCTAATGCAGGATCAAATGGCTACTATACTTGCTGCTGTTGGTGAAAAGAAACCCCGTAAAAAGACGGTAGCCACAGAGGAAGCCTAATATGTCATCAACCATGCTTGAGTTGGTTCAACAAGTAACCAGCGAACTTAACTTAGCCGTACCTACTTATGTAGCAGGAAACACCAGTCAAGATGTGCAACAAATTCTTGCGCTGATGAACCGTGCTGGGTACGATTTGATTAAGGAGCATGATTGGCAGGCTTTAGAACTGGAATATCGCTTTTACACCACAGCAATAACCACGACCTGCAATACAACAAGTGGTAGCTATTTATTAAGTAACATTCCTAGTACCACAGGTTTGGACAATACTTATTCTATTGTTGGTACAAGTATTCCCCAAGACAGTTATGTTGATACAGTTCTTACTTCAACTAGTTTAAATTCTAGTTCATTAGCTACAGCCACTTCTGTAGGCGGTACAGTTACTTTTAGCAAGACAATTTATCCTTTGCCACCTGATTACGAAACCGTTACAGATAATACTTTTTGGGATCGTACAAAACATTGGCAAATGCTTGGCCCAGTTGATGCACAGCAATGGCAATGGCTAAAATCGGGTTATATTTCAACAGGCCCACGGGTTCGTTGGCGTATTCTTGGCAATACATTTCAGATATGGCCACCCTACAATGCTGATGAAAATTTAGGATTTGAGTACCGTTCTAAAGGATGGGTTAGAAGTGCCGCCAATGCCGTAAAGAACAGCTTTACAGTCGATACCGATACATCTGTATTAGATGACGCTGTAATCGTTTTACTGACAAAACTTAAATATTTCCAAATTAAATCATTCGATACTACTGCATTGCAACAAGATTACAGCCGTTATTTAAGCGTTGCCAAGGCTAACGATAAAGGATCAGCTACCCTATCTTTTGCACCTATGCCAAGTGCAGTCTTAATTGGCTATGCAAACATTCCTGATACTGGCTACGGGTCTTAGTAATGGCTGTTCCTAAGAAGTTTACAGCTACCACTACTTCTCTAGCTTCCCCAATTGGGGGCTGGAACGCTAGGGATTCATTGGCAGAAATGCAACCGCTAGATGCGGTTCAGCTAGTCAATTTCTTTCCTACACCTACCGATGTAACCCTTAGAAAAGGCTTTTCCAAGGCTTCTACTGGGATCACGGGCAATGTAGAAACCCTCATGAATTATGCAGCGTATGACGGTACAAATACCTTGTTTGCCGTAGCCAACGGGGTAATTTATAACGCATCGACTTCTGTTGCCACTTCTGTATTTACGGGTCTTACAAACAGTAGATTTCAGCATTGCATGATTTCTACCGATGGCGGCAACTTCTTAATAGCTGTCAATGGTGCAGACCCAGCTATGATTTTTGACGGTACACGCTGGTGCAAGATGGCTACTACGACTACCGCACAAACTATTTCAACTATCACACGGGGTGGTGCAGGTAACCTGACCGCTACTTTGACTACTGCAGTTGCACACGGACTTGCTACAGGTAACCGTGTCACTATTTCAGGCGCAACGGAAGCAAATTACAACGGTTCTTATTCTATTACCGTAACAAGTGCTACTACCTTTACTTATACGATGGCTACCGCACCTGCGGCTAATGCAACTGTAGTTGGAACTTATACCGTTTTGGGTATAACAGGCGTAAGCAGTAGCGTATTTATTAATGTCAATATGTGTCAAAACAGACTGTTTTTTGTGCAAAAAGACAGCATGACCTTTTGGTATTTACCCGTAGAATCTATCGGTGGTGCAGCATTAGACTTTCCGCTAGGATCAATTGCCCGATCAGGTGGCTTTTTACAGGCTATGGGGACTTGGACTTTAGATGCAGGTTATGGCGTAGACGATCTATCTGCCTTTGTTACAAGTATGGGCGAAGTTATCGTTTACAAGGGCACAAACCCTAGCGATTCAAATAATTGGAGCGAAGTCGGTGTATGGCAGATGGGTCAAACCTTTGCAAGACGCTGCTTTTTTAAGTTTGGCGGTGATTTGCTATTGCTGACCCAAGACGGTCTAGTACCAATGTCTGCCGCACTCCAATCCTCAAGACTTGACCCCCGTATTAACCTAACCGACAAGATTTTCTTTGCTGTAAGCCAAGCGGCAACCGCTTATTACAACACTTTTGGCTGGCAGATTAACTATTTTGCTAGTGAAAATATGCTGATTTTGAACATTCCTACCGATTACGGTAAGGAACAGTATGTCATGCACACCATTACAAAGTCGTGGGCTAGATTTACAGGGATTAATGCTTTTTGTTGGGAAGCATCAGCCGACAACAAGATTTATTTTGGCTCTAGTGGATTTGTAGGTAATTTCTACACTCAGGCTTCTGACGCAGGGGCTAACATTGTTGCAACTGCACAACAAGCCTACAGCTATTTTGACAGCCGTGGACAGCTTAAACGCTTTACGCTAGTACGCCCTATTCTACAGACTGATAACGGCTTACCGACAGTTCTATGCGGTATTAGCACGGATTTTGACACAGTACCACTTACCAGCCAAATAGCTTTTAATCCTTCTATCGTTAATACAGCTATTTGGGACACTTCTCTTTGGGATGATGCTAACTGGGGCGGTGGATTGGTTGTCACTAAACTTTGGCAAGGGGTTTCAGGAACAGGCTTTGCTGGGTCTATTAACTTAAATGTTGCATCGCAAGGTATTGAGTTTCATTGGGCATCAACTGACTATGTAATGGAAAAAGGTGGAGTGCTGTAGTGCTATTTACGGATAAAGCTATATTAGGGCCTTGGATTGCTCAACGGTGTAACGCAGTATTCACACCTGATAATTCAAGCACTTTGGGCTGGGTCAAGGATGGCAAAATTACGGCAGGTGTTTGGTACGAGGATTACAACCAAGTTTCAGTAACAACGCATATTGCAATTGAAGAACCTTTAACTCGTAAGTATTTGAATGTTATTTTTGACTATCCCTTTGAACAATTAGGGGTTAAGAATATAATAGCACCAGTAATCAGCGATAATGTGTTATCGATTGATTTTGTTAAGAAATTAGGTTTTGAGGAAAAGGCACGACTACTCGATGTTTTTCCTACGGGTGATTTGTTATTTTTTGTTATGACAAAAGATAAATGTAAGTACATAGGAGAAAGATATGGGAAAAGGCGGATCAGCCCCACCACCACCTGATTATTCGGGTGCGGCTAGAGAAACAGCGGCAGGTAATTTAGATGCGGCACGGGCTAATATTGCAGCCAATCGTGTCAATCAATACACGCCCTATGGGCAGCTTGAATATAAAATTTCAGGCGAAGATCCTTATGGAAACCCTACTTGGTCTGCTACGCAAAGTCTTGCTCCTGCCCAACAAAAACTATTAGATTATCAAAACCAAGCCAGCATGGGTCTTGGCGAATTAACTGGTAAGGGTTTAGGTTATGTCAGCAATATGCTGGATACCCCATTTGACACAAGCCAGCTACCGACTACAGGCTTTAATCCTAGTCAGTCGTACCAAGATGCTTATATGCAAAGACTTCAACCCCAAATTGAGCAAGGGCGTGAAGCATTAGATATAAAACTAGCTAATCAAGGTATTCCAGTAGGTTCAGAAGCGTACAGACGAGCAATGTTGGCTCAATCTCAGCGTGAAAATGATTTATTGTCCTCTATTACCACACAAGGTTTTGGCATTGGACAACAAGCCCGTCAGCAAGGATTACAAGAACAAGCCTTTTTGCGTAACGAGCCACT